CCAGCGAACACCGCTGTTACATAACCTGGTGCATGGAGGATGGGCCACCATGAGCAGGTCCCATTGCTCCATCTTTAAAACATTTCGGACATCATCGGTGATGTGACGGTTCGAGCCATCATCGGATGGAAGGATATCGCACGACCAGGTGTCGTGGCCGCGGGAGGCAAAATCCTCCCTCACTGTTCCGCTAGTCTCGCAGGCTACCAATATTTTCATGAAAGGTCTCCGCTCTTAATCATCTTTAGAAGTCTTTGCCTTTCTTCTTCCAGGTAGCTATCTCCGCAAGGAGCGCAAAGAACCTTGCCGGTTGTATATTGGATTTTATTATTACCGCCGCTAGCATCCGCACCGCAAACATCGCAGTCCTTCCCTTCGTTGCTACAGGCCGCATTGATGATATCCGTTGAGCTTATCGTGATCATTACTTCACCTCCAATTCATCAATCTCTTGATTGATTGTTATTGATACACATATTTCAGTGGTATCAGTTTTTGTTACCTTATCAATGCAATCTAATACATCAACAAGATCATTCGCTGATACCTTTAGGCGGTTGTTAGTCCACCCATTAGCACCCTTGCTTTCTACATCTAGTTCGTATCTCATCATATTCTTACTCCAAAAACCGGGGGAATGATTTCCCCCTTACCATCTATTATACGCATCGCTACATTTAACAACAGTTTCTTATCACTCGATCAGTAAATAAATTTGACACTGCAGTATATTTGTGAATGAGATTGCTATGTCAAGCACACTTGACAGTCTGGGTCTCTATTGGGCCGGGTGCGGTTTTTTGAAATCAAGGGGGGGTCGGGGGGGGCACCCCCCATAAAGAGTCCTAGTTATATTATTCTCTATGTTAATATAACTATAGATACATACCATTACCAAAAAAACCATTTTGACCCCCCCCTCTTCTTTTGGGACCCCTATTGGGGTACCATATTTCGTATAAAAAAAATATTTTAAAAATTTTGTGTCTAAAACAAAACTAACCCATGTGCCAGACGATGCTCTAAAAGAGATCGTTATGATTAAAAATCGAATCGAGCAGCTGGGCGTTAAAGACAAAGCGCAAACAGACTTCATCGAATACGTTAAGCACGTATGGGACGGCTTCATTGAAGGCGAGCACCACAAGCTGTTCGCTAAAAAGCTTGAGTCGGTTGCGCAAGGCAAGTGCAAGCGTCTGATCGTTAACATGCCCCCTCGTCACACCAAGTCTGAGTTTGCATCTGTGTTCTTCCCCTCCTGGATCATGGGCCTTAACCCCGACATGAAGATCATGCAGACAACTCACACCGCCGAACTCTCGGCAAGGTTCGGGCGCAAGGTGCGTAACCTGATGGACACAGACGAGTACAAACAAATATTTGACAAGGTGAGCCTTTCCGCTGATTCCAAATCGGCTGGGCGTTGGGAGACCAACAAAGGCGGCGAGTATTTTGCGGCAGGTGTCGGCGGAGCCATTACGGGTCGAGGCGCTGACTTGCTTATTATTGATGACCCACATTCCGAGCAAGATGCTCTCTCGCCCACAGCGTTAGACTCCGCTTATGAATGGTACACCTCCGGCCCGCGCCAGCGTTTACAGCCTGGTGGCATCATTGTGATTGTGATGACGCGTTGGTCTACGTTGGATCTTACCGAGAAACTTATTAAGCGCATGAGCGAAGAGCATGCCGATCAATGGGAGATCGTAGAGCTTCCCGCGATTCTAGAGAACGGGGAACCCTTGTGGCCTGGCTTCTGGAAGCTTGAAGAACTTGAGGCTGTTAAGGCCTCCATTCCTATTGCTAAATGGAACGCCCAGTACATGCAGAACCCTACCTCAGAAGAGGGCGCTTTGATCAAAAGAGACTGGTGGCAGATATGGGATCACGATGATCCACCGCCTTGTTCTTATATTTTACAATCTTACGACACCGCTTTTAGTGCAAAAGAAACTGCCGATTACAGTGCCATTACAACTTGGGGAGTCTTTAAACCAAGCGATGGAGCCCCTGAATCTATAATGTTGTTAGACGCTAAGAGAGGGCGTTGGGACTTCCCAGAATTAAAAACCACAGCCTACGATGAATATATGTATTGGCAACCGGACATTGTCTTGGTAGAATCCCAAGCAAGTGGTACACCTTTGACGCAAGAGTTGAGGATGATGGGTATACCTGTGGTGAACTACCGACCCACAAGAGGGAAGGACAAAGTTACCCGCGTTCACTCTGCTTCTCCAGTGTTTGAGGCAGGCATGGTTTGGGCACCTGATGCTAGCTTCGCAGAAGAAGTTATCGAAGAGTGTGCTGCATTTCCATTTGGCGAACACGATGATTTTGTGGATTCGACAACACAGGCTATACTAAGATTTCGTCAGGGTAACTTTGTTAAACTGTCATCCGATGAAGAGGATGATGAACCAGTACCCAAACAACGAGTATATTATTAGAGGTAATAATCATGGCAAAAGCAAAAAAATTAGCAGAAGGTCTTAAACGCATAGGCGACAAAGTTGTCAAAAAAAGAATGACGGCCAAAGAAAGGAATGAAATGTCTAAACCTTTTAAAAAAATGTTATCTGAAGGTCAGAAAAGTAAAAAAGGAATGTCAAAAAAAGAGTTTGATGCAAGGGTTAAAAAAGGCATGGCTAAAGACGCAAGAATTGCTAAAGTAAAAGCAGAAAATATGGCTGCTGCAACTGGCCCTAAAAAACCTAAAAAACTTAAAGATGGATCAGGCAAAGGCGGAGTCGCTAAGAAAGTGGGTGGTGGCATGATGTATAAAAAGAACGGCGGAGCTGTTGGTTCTAGCAAGAAAGGTGGCGGAATGGCCATTAGAGGATTAGGCAAAGCTTTGAAAAACAGCAAGAGATAATAAATTTAAAAGGTAACTCATGGCAGACATAGACAAAGCTATTACCTTTGAAGAGCAGGTAGACTTACAAGTCAAAGACCGAAGCAAGGGCATGGAAATTGAAGTTGATGTAACCGAAGAAAATCCAGACTTTGAATCTTTTGAACAGATGGAAGATGGAAGCATATCTTTTGGTGAAGCCACCCCTGAAGAAATAGAAGTAGACTTCTACGAAAACTTAGCAGAGGTTATAGACGATGCTGACTTAAGATCTCTTAAGAACGATCTTATGAGCAACATCGATTCTGATAAAGAGTCTCGAAGCGATTGGGAGAAAACATACAAAGATGGCCTAGAATATCTAGGCATGAAGTACGAAGAAAGATCGCAGCCGTTTGAAGGCGCATCAGGTGTTATGCATCCTTTGCTTGCAGAAAGTGTTACCCAATTCCAAGCGCAAGCTTACAACGAACTCTTACCATCTCAAGGCCCAGTCAAGACTCAAGTGCTTGGCATGACCACACCCGAAACAGAACAACAAGCAGCTCGTGTGCAAGAGTTTATGAATTATCAGCTCATGCAAGTAATGCGAGAGTATGACTCTGAGACAGATCAAATGTTGTTCTATCTACCTTTAAGTGGTTCAGCATTTAGAAAAGTATATTACGATCAAAACTTAGGCAGAGCAGTTTCTAAGTTTATTCCAAGTGAAGATTTAATTGTTCCATACGGAGCAACAGACTTGCACAGCGCAACTCGAATCACGCATGTTCTTAACATGTCCATGAACGAGATACGCAAACTGCAACAAATAGGTTTTTATCGTGATGTAGAATTAAACAACAGTGGCGTAAACGAAGTTGACGATATTCAAGAAGAGATTGATGAACTTCAAGGCGTTAAACCTAACTACGATGATGACGAAACATGTCAAGTGTATGAGTCTCACACTGAGTTAGACATAGAAGGTTTTGAAGACATGAACGCTGAAGGCGAAGAGACTGGCATTAAGTTGCCATACATAGTCACCATAGCCAACGGAAAGATTCTATCTATTCGCAGAAACTACAAAGAAGACGATCAGCTTAAACAGCGCATCAACTACTTTGTGCATTACAAGTTTTTACCAGGTCTAGGCTTTTACGGCTTTGGCTTGACACACATGATTGGTGGCTTATCTAAAGCTGCAACCTCTATTTTGCGTCAGCTTATTGACGCTGGTACTTTATCGAATTTACCAGCTGGATTTAAAGCCCGTGGAATTCGTATTCGTAATGACGATCAGCCTTTACAGCCCGGTGAGTTCAGAGACATGGATGCACCCGGTGGTAGTTTGCGAGACGCTTTTGTACCGTTACCTTTTAAGGAGCCAAGTCAAACCCTTCTCTCTCTCCTAGGGATCTTGGTCGATAGCGGGAGGCGTTTCGCATCTATCGCAGACATGCAAGTCGGTGATTCAAATCAAAATGCACCAGTTGGTACAACAGTGGCTTTGTTAGAAAGAGGCACTCGTGTTATGAGTGCCATTCATAAAAGATTGCATTCAAGTCAAAGAATTGAGTTTGAAATATTGGCAAAAGTTTTTGCTGAGTATTTACCTCCAGCTTATCCATACTCCACAGCCAATGGCAATCAAACCATTAAGGCTTTGGACTTTGATAGCCGTGTAGACGTATTGCCTATTTCAGACCCAAACACTTTCTCTATGAGTCAACGAGTAATGATGGCTCAAGAGATGTTAAGGACTGTACAAAGCAATCCTGAGATTCATGGGCCAACTGGAATATACGAGGCTTACAGAAGAATGTATTCTTCTATGGGCGTGCAAGACATTGAAAAGCTTTTGCCACCTCCGCCTAAACCACAACCAATGGATCCTGCAAATGAAAACGCTATGTTGATTGCGGGTAAACCTGCTCAAGCGTTTGCTGGACAAGATCACGATGCGCACATTAACACGCACGTATCTTTGTATGGAACTGTTACTGCACAGACAAACCCAATGGTTTTATCTTTAATACAGTCACACATTTATCAGCACGTTTCTTTTAGATCTGCTGAAATTGTGGATGAACAAAATGCTCAGAACCCAGAGTTCCAAAACATGACGCAACAAATACAGCAACTGCCTCCAGAGGTTAGCATGCAGTATCAACAACAATTACAACAGTCGGTGGCAAGAGACGTAGCTGCAGTAGTCTCTCAGTTGATGGAACAAATAAATTCTATCTTCATGCCACCCCCGCCACAACCCGATCCTTTGGTACAACTAAGAGGCAAAGAGCTGGACATTAAATCTGACGATGTACAACGCAAACGCGAAGAGTTTGCTCAACGTCAACAGTTTGATTCTATGAAAGCCATGCAAGGAAACCAATTGGCAGAACAGCGTTTGGCTATTCAACAAGATATTGCTAAGATGAAAGACAACATAGCAAGAGAAAGAATGGATCAATCAGCACAATTTAAAGCAATGGACATTATGAGAGGTAACAAATGAGTTCAATAAGACAAGAACAGGCAGCAATGCACAAGAAACTATTAAAAGAAGAAGAGGAGCGCAGAATCAATGGCAATCAACCGATCATCAATGAGCATGCAAATATCGACATCGAGAAAATCGCGAAACAGGCCGACAAAGAAGCCAACGAAGTCCTTGCAGAAGTCATCAAAGCAGTTAAACCCACAAAGCCTAAAGTTGTCGTTAAGACTAAGAGCAAGGTAGCTAAAAAGAAAAAATAGTATGCCTCTAAAAAAAGGTAGCAGTAGGAAGACAATATCTGCTAATATAAGTGAGTTAACACGCAGTGGTAAAAAACCAAAGACTGCGATAGCAATTGCTCTTGAACAAGCAAGAAAAAATAAAGGTAAAAAAAATGGAAAAAGTTAAAAACGTTAAATCAAGCGTAACCATCAAAGATCAAGGAACTGTAAATTACTCAGGTCCTAAGAAGATTGCTAACGGTGGCAAACCTGGAAGACACGGAGCTGGTAAATCTAGAGGTGGCGGAGCTGCTTTAAGAGGAACTAAATTTTACGGCATCTGTTAAATGGCTGATCAAGTTTTAGTTGCACCTCCGGGAATTACTAGGCCCGATCAATTTGCGCAAGACAATATTCGACCTATGCCGCCAAGAGCGGGAAACAGTCTTATAGTTGGTGGCCCTGCGTATTTTACGCCTGAAGGTTATCAAGCTCCTATTCAACCAGAACAATCTTTTATGCCAACTGGCGGAAGACCTAATTTAATACAAGATAGCTTTAATAGACAGCTTCCTCCGATTCAAAGACCACAACCTCAAATGCCTGCACCAACACCCGCACCAGTTCAAGCACCAGTTCCAACTCAAACAGGAGGAGTAGGAGATCCTGCGCCTTATGTTCCACCTTATGTTCCACCAGAACCAGTAACAGAACCAGTTATGCCACCGCCTTTACCTGAAGGATATGAGTATGACCAAGATGGAAATATTGTACTTATCAATGAACCAACACCTGAACCAGTATTTACACCTCCGCCTACAATGCAAGAGCCTAATGGATTCTTTCCAGGCGTAACACCTGACTTTTCAAACTTAGACTTTAGTGGATTGTCAGACTTAAGCTTAGAGGACATGGACTTTAGTAACTTACCAGGTATGATGCCTCCTCCAGTTTCACCCCCAGCAGCAGCAACAATGCCAGCTCCAGCTCAAGCACCTGCACCCGTTTACACACCACCGCCATCTCAAGTACCAATGCAAGACATGATGGATGATTACGACTTTGGAAACCCAAATTTAAGAAACATGAGAGGGTTTGACCCTAGAAGATAAAATAACAC